AGAAAAAAAGAAAAAAATACTGAATTTCAAGATAAATTAAATCAATTAGAAGCAATGGGAGACCGTGGTGCAAATAGAAATTTAATTAGAGCTCAAATTGCTAATATTCCAGCTTTAATGGCTGCAGGTGGTCTAGCTCAAGCAGAGGCCTATAAAGGGATTGCACAAGGAAGTAGTGACTGGGGAAAAGCAATAATAAATAATCCTATGCATAAAGCTGTACAACAATGGACAGCTCCTGGCAAAGTTAAGTATTTCACTTGAAATTCTATGCATTAAACTATAACAATGGCACTCGGATCTTGGTCTAATCCATATGGAGCAATCGGTGGTGGAAATGCTAGTACAGGTGACCTTACAATGTTTGGCGGTGCACCCGCCTCAACTAAAAGCGGTGGATTCTTTAGTAAACTCGGAGGTAGCGATATGTGGGGTGCATTAGGTGGGTCACTAATAAGTGGCATTTTTGCTGGTAGAGCTGCTAATACTGCAGCTAATGCACAACTTCAAGCAGCGAAAGCAGCTGATTGGAGAGCTGGACAAAGTATTCTTGCAAATCGAGATACTGCGAAGTTTGGAGAAGGTTCTAAATTACAGAATCAACAATGGAATGAAATAGCTTCTGATAATGAATTAAGACGGCAACAAAGAGCCGAAATGTTTGATATCAATACATTGGCTCCATTACGTGCAGGAGCAAGTCTTGATTTTGCTAGACAAATGCAAGGAGTAGAGAATAGCGAAACTGCAAGAGAATTACGACAACAAAAGAATAGAGAAAATTTACGATATAACACAGCATTAAAAGCAAGTGATATGAATCGCATGTTTGGTTATGTACCTGAACGAGGATTAGGATAATGGGATGCCCAATACCTAGCATGAGTATTTTGCTCGCAGATGGCTCCAAGAAGCCAGCTGGTGAGTTAAAAGTTGGTGATACGTTAGATACCCTTCACGAAGTTACTTTAAAGCGTGGAAAGCATAAAGTTACCTATGTAGAAACCATTGATTCTGAAGTTTTATTATTAAACTTTTCAGGCCAAATCTTCCAATGTTCTCCTACTCATAAATTCCATTTCGCAAATAAGAAGAATTGGGTTGAAGCACAAGATTTAAAACCAGGGGATAAAGTATATCTCTTAGATGGCGAAACAGAATTTACAGAAGGCGAGCAATTAGATGATGGTCAAGTTGTTGTCATTAAAGTAGATAAAGCACATACATATATTTGTGATGGAATTCTTTCACATAACAAAGGTAATACGACATATCATGCACCACCTCCACCTCCACCTGATACTACTTTCCAAGATTATTTAAAAGCACAAGAAAAACGTGAAAAGAGAGGTGAATATCGTAATTGGCTAGGTGATGTACAAGAATATAAATCTGCTAAAGGTAAACAAGCTTCTGGCCGAGCAGGATGGTCGGATTTTAAAACTGGTGTACAGAGTCAATTAGGTTCGGGACTTCTTTCTTTTGATGAAGCAAAAGGACAGTTAGCAAATTATGCTACTAAATATAATTTAGCTTCTAATAGTATTCTTGCTCCACACGCTGATCCAAGAGGAGATTGGGGTGATGATTCCAAGACAACTGCTGTACCCACATATGAGACTCCTGATTCATGGAAGAATTGGTCTGTTGCTGGTGCTCAAAATGAACTACAAAAATACTATTCAGGAGAAGATGGAACAGGAGGTATTAGAGGTGCAAGAAGGACTACAGGTATTGGAGCAGCCTATCAGGATCTACTAGGACGAGATGCAACTGCTGCTGAATTAACTAGTGCACAAGAACGATTTGCAGGTGGATATTATAAGGATATTGCAGATGTAAAAGAGACGATTAAATCGAGTGGAGAATATACAGATAAATTCCAATCAAGTTATATCGATAATTATTACGATACGATGTATGGTGATGAATTACGTGATAGTGGAGGGAAAAGAACAGGGAAAAGAAAATTTGAATTTGATGCTAAAAAATATATGCCGAAATATGATGGTGATCTTAAAAAGTCTACAGGAATTTCAACACCTGATTATGAAGGCTCTTATGAAGGTACTCCTGCTTCTATTGATGCCTATTTAGATAGTATTCGTGATACACGTAAATATCTCTATAGTGCTGGTCTAACAAATCTCCAAGGAGATATTGATAAAGAAACACAGAAGCTTAAGAATGAAGGCGGTAAAGAAATTACACGTATAGGTAAAGAAGGAGATATCTATAGTAGTGTTGTTAATTCATTTAATTTCTAAAAATATACTTGCTATAATTAGCTTAGTCTTGAATAATTATAGAAATGACTCAGTCGAATCCTAAGGACGACTATTTTGACATCAAGAAGTTTGAGAATTTACTCTCTCGCTTAGAAGCTTCCAAAGGTCGTCAAACACGTCAAAAATCATTAGAAGGTCGTCGTGATACCTATGCGGCTGGACTTGCTAACATGATGAGTAACTTCTAAATTTTCTTCTAGAATTATTTTGTCATGGCTAGCGTACCTACTGGACAAACTGATACTGATGATTGGTTTGATCTAGATAAATATAAACAAGCTGCTGGCGTGGCTTACAGTTTTTCCAAAAAGAAAATGGAGGATGCTGGTGAGCAAGATCGATCAACAATCGGTAAAAAAGGCGAAGAGCAAAGAACTTCAGCCAAACAGGAACAAAGTTACCGACAGAAAGATGAGGAACGGGATTATAACCAATCCCAACGAGCGTATAAATATTGAACTATTTGACCATTGGGTTGATAACTTAGATTCATCTATTCAAGAATCTTTTTGTTCCTTCGCTTCCGATAATTACTCTGTCATAGAAATTTATCTATATTCAAGATTCCTTGGGTATAGAGGAAGTATTACTGCGTGTGATTCTTGGATAAAAGAACATCATACAAAACCTGATCATCGTAAAAAACTTTTATACGAAATTGATCAGATGCAAGAAGATGTACGTAAATTACGAGCTGATGTAGAAACAGGAACAGTTAAACGTGATGCTGGTGTAGCACGTATTGCATCAATGCAAAAAGAATTACGTGGAACAATTGCTCAAGTAGAACAATTTACAAGTACTAAAGATCGTAAAGGTCTTTTAATGGCTGGAGCAGACAGAGCTATTAGAGAGTTAATGTTTATCTTTAAAGATGACCCTATTGAGATACCTTTAGAAGAAGCAACAATGAGTGTTTGGGCAAGAATGCAGCTAGAAGAATAGTACAGGTAAAATAGATTTAATGAAAGCAACTTCGGGTAAAAAAATATGGGAACTGGTATAGGAGATAAAGCCTTTGGCGCGGATATGAAACAGGCAGCCGAAGGAAAAGCCCGTCGGCGAGAAGCTCTTAGTAGGCGTACAGAAGACTATGCAACCAAAAGAAGATATGCCCCTGGAAGTGATTCATCAGGGCCTAGTTCAGTTATGGAAGATGATAATAATCCTTGGAATTTAACTATGCAATCAGCAGAAGAAGGCTTTAATACAAATGATAAAGAAGGTGTAAAGAAAGGAGGTGGAGCAATAAAACCACCACGTCCAGGTAAAAAGTTTGGTGATGGAAGAGATGTTTTAGGTACAGGTTATCCAGCACCAAACTATCCAGATGAACCTAAATCTTCACCAGCCTTTACTAGTCCTGAAGACTATCCAATGGCCCCAACCACCTCCTTTGGAAGACCACCTGGAAGGGAAGATTCTCTAAGACCACCTAGAAGGTCCTTTGGAAGACCACCTGGAAGGGAAGATTCTCTAAGACCACCTGGAAGGGAAGATCAGCGAATTGAGCTGAATGAATTTCTTCGAGGCAGGCCGGACAGAAAACCTCCTGCAGAAATCATGGACACTATGAGAAGAGAAAGATCTGAGCAATGGCAGAGAAAGCTAAATGACATGAGGAGACAGAGAGCTACAGGTGGCATTCCAAGAGATCAAATTACGGAGATCAGACCTGAACTAATAGATAGACAACGTGTCGGTTCCCCTGGAAGGGAAGATCAACCAAGAGCTCCATTTGGAGGCAATCCTCAACAAGAATGGCCTGGTAATTTCCCTGGTAAAGGTGGTAATTTTAAAGCTTTCTTAGATAAGTTATCTCTTATGAGAGGAGATAGTAAATAGTGTCTAAAGGTAAAATGCCACCACAACTTGTAGAATACTTTAAAAAGAAAGAAGCAAAGAAAGAAGATGGCACTGAAATGTCAGATAAGGAAAAAAGAAAGGCAGCCTTAGAAAAAGCTAAAGATTGGAAAAAGCAAAAAGGAAAAGAAAAAAAAGAAACTGATAAATAATTAGGTATTATTAAGTAAGTCTGTTTGTATTCTTACTGTGCCTTCTTATCAACATCTGGCATATCGACGTAATGCAAAAGCCGCAGCACGTAATCAACAAATTAAAAAACCAAAAAATGTTGAGGTTTTAGAAAGAGCCAAGGAAGATTTTGGATTCTTTTGTGATTTTGTAGCGGATAAACCTCCTGCTATACACCATAAAGAATGGAATCGTAGATTTATTACAAATCAAGATAGTAGCTGCTTAATAAAAATTGCCGGACCTAATGTTGATCTCTTAGCTCCACGCGGTTCTGCTAAATCAACAGTTCTCGGCTTATTAACAGCATGGGCTATTGGTATTCATACACAAGCAGGATTACCATTACAAATCTTATATCTCTCATATACTGTTGATATTGCTAGATCTAAATCAGCAACCATTAAACGTATTATTGAAAGTAAAAGATATCAAGAAGTCTTTCCAAAAGTACGCTTACTTAAAAATGTAACTAGTAATGAATATTGGTCTATTGATCATAAATTTGCAGGTATAGATACTACTGGTGAAGAACAATTCACTTTATGTGCTGCTGGATTAAAAGGTTCTGTTACATCCAAGCGTTCTCATCTTGTCATGATTGATGACGCAATTAAATCAGCTGCTGATATCGCCAACCCTGATATTCGTAAAACAATGCAGGAAAATTGGAATGCAGTTATCGCTCCGACTATGTTTGAAGGGGGTCGGGCCATTTGTCTTGGAACACGTTTTAGGCATGACGATATTCATGCCACCACCTTTAATGAACAAAATAATTGGATCCAAATAGTCCTCTCTGCTATTCAAAATGATCCTAAGACAGGTGAAGAAGAATCGTACTGGCCAGAAATGTGGTCCCTGGAATACTTAAAAGAAAAAAAACGGCAATCTCCGATTGCCTTCTCTTTTCAATATATGAATCAAGTAGTACGACAGAATGAATTATCCTTGGCTCCAGAATTAATAGTGAAAGCAGAGATATCAACTGAATTTGATACACTCGGAGTAGGTGTTGATTTATCTGCAGGTATTAGAGAAAAGAATGACTATACAGTAATGGTACTAGGTGGGAGGATTGAAGATCGAATTCATATTATTGATTACAGACGTATTCGAGTTATGGGCAATCTAGAAAAATTAGATGCCCTAAAGGAATTGCTTAATGATTGGTCAATACTTGGAATTGATGAAAATAAAAATTATTACCCAACTCACTCCACATGCGACGTTTGGTCTGAAGCTGTTCAGTATCAAGCTTCATTAGAAGCAGACTTCAAACGTGTCTGTTTACAGAATGAAAGTTTATATAATTTAATTTGGCATCCAGTCAAAGGATTCCGTGGAGATAAGTTAGCTAGATTCCGTGGGATTATGGGAATGTTTGAAGATCGCAAAATTATATTTAATCGTTATAGAAACTTCACAAGTATGTTTGAAGAACTAACCAATTTCGGTGTTAGTGGGCATGATGATTGTGTTGATGCACTTGTGTGGTTAGTAACAGGCTTAATGAAAAAAGGTCATTTGCAATTAGACTTTTGATTTAGAATAAAATAAAAGGACAAGCAAGTGGGACCAGATTTTATACCACTTTTATTAACTGCAATTATCTCTTCAATAACAGGAGGAGGTTGGATAGCTAGTAAAGTATTAGATCGACATCGTGAACGACTAAAGGATACTATGCAAACAGTTGAATTTCAAAGAGCAAGAATAAATACACTTGAAGAACATGTAAATAGAATGCC